CGCCTCGACCTTTGTGGGAACCTATCCAGCCAATACTCAATCCTTTAACTATGCATTAAGGACGGGTTTAGCAAGTTCAGCCGTAGGACATTGGGCAGATAATGCCAGTTCAGCTCTAACGGGTCTTATTGTTGATGGAACGGATGGGAATTACACAACTAACGTAACCGACCCAGTTAAAGGTAATCCTCTGAGCCTAGATACAGGAGCAACCTATCTTCCCTTAGAAAACGTCTCCGCAATAACAAAGCTTAACAGTGGGGATACTGGGTATTCTCTAAATAGCACAACTGATTTAAACAACTCAAATTTACTTCCCTACCAAACCTACGTTAGGGACGCTCAAAACAACCCCTCTCCGTTGCTTAATATGGCTCAAGGCGATAATGGAAGAGGTTACACTAATGTGTATCAGCCAGCGGATGCTGGAGCCTCCATCATAGTGTCGGAGTAGAGTTTATAGAGCCTAAGATCTTTTCCCGGTGTAACCTTTCAGGTTACCTATTGTCTCCATCTTTTTGATGGCTTTTCTCAGCAACTCAATGGCCGCCTGGCTATTTTCCTTAACAGCGCGGGTTCTTGTTGGATTAGGAGGTGTCTTATTAAGGATAGAGTAGGCCATCGGCTCAAGAACCGACTGCCAAGTCTCCCCCCTTTCAACTAAGATATTCTCCATTTTTATTTTGTCTGACTCTGGTAATCTAAAAGTAGTTACTACCTTTCTTTCTCTTTTTGGCATATTTAAAAGCGTGGGTTGGTGACTCAACATTTAAGGGGTGACTCATTAATGTCAAGCATTGTGATTCACTTTGTCTTATTATGTTTCATTATTACACTTTAGATATTACTAACACTTGCATAATCTAACATTTTTAAGGTGAATTTTGTCATAAAACTGTCATAAGGAAAACAGCCACTTTTGTAATAAACTAAATATAAACCACTTACAGTGGCGGAGTGGACGGGACTCGAACCCGACTGATACTTTAGAGGTAGACTCTATTTAATGACTATTATACCTTGTTTTTTATAGTTTTAGATAACTGAGTCAAACTATTCACTTGTCTCATTGTGCTATCGTGTGTCATATTCGTGTCATAAAACTGTCATAAAACCCAAGGTTCATTAAAAAAAAATGGCAACAAAAGCAGACTCAACCATTATAAAAAGACTCAAGGTCGGTTCAACGAACTATTCAATCTACAAAAACCACTCATCATATACCCTAGCTTTCTCCAGGCGCGGCAAACGGGTAAGAAAGACATTCAAAACAGTTAAGGAGGCAATCATTGAGGCGAAGACCGTTAAGGGGCCAAATGTGGTAACTCTGGCTAATTATGAGCTAAATGAGTATCAAGCAGCACTCACGCTACTTAATGATTATGCCGACCTGTTTGATTTACCCCAAAGACCTAGCCTTGATAGTTTTATAAGGGAGGCGATTGGCCTAAAGAAAACTGAAAACCGCCATCAGCTATGGACCACCAAAACAACAGTTCAGGTTCTTGAGTCATTGCTGAATCAAAAGAAAATAGATGGTTGCTCGAAGCAATACAGAAACGATCTGGCCTGGCTCCACAGGTTCACCAAAAAATACCCTGGGCCTATCGATCAAATATCAAAACAGGATATAATTGAATTTGATAACTCTATTGCCAGGGGCCGCTCGAAGCGCAGGCGGTACAATCTCCAGGGCATGATTATCCATTTATTCAATTATGCCCGCGAAATGGAATGGTTGCCGGATCGCAGGCACGTAGCCACTATCCTCACTAAAAGGGGCCGGAGGTTGGGCAAGGGTGCGGGTGTTGTTGAGCTTTGGCCTGTTGATGCACTCCCCGTCCTATTAAAAGAAAGCTATAACCTCCCTGACCTTGAGGGGAAAAACAAAACCATTGCTATGGTTGGCCTGGCGGCGTTGGCGGGTTTGAGGATATCCGAAATTGCCCGGTTGGAATGGAATGATGTTTTATGGGACACCAACTACTTAAGAGTCCCGGCTCATAAATCCAAAAACAATCAGTCGGCCCGGAGGGTTCCCCTGTCTGATTCGTTAAAAAGTTGCCTCGAAATTGCAGAGCCGGAGGCCGAGGGTTTGATCTGCGGGACCAATTCGCCTAAGTACATCTCAAACCGCCTCAAAAAACTTTCAATTCTCGCCGGGTTTACTCATGTAGGTAACGGTTACCGACACACCTGCATTTCAGCCTGGCTCGCTCAAGGCAACGAGATAGGCACGGTTAGCTTGTGGGCTGACAACTCCCCCACTATCATCCGCTCTAACTATCTGGGCGAAATTACCCAGGAGCAAGGTGAGCGGTGGCATAGCTTCAGCCCACGCGGTAGATAGGATTGAAAGGCAAGTAGTTTACCCTTGGTCCTACATCGCCGGTAAAGACTAACTTATCAACACACTCAGCCTCGGCGATTGGCCATTGCCAGGTTCCTCCAGGCGGAGGACAGGCTATCTCAGGATCTTTCTCGGCCAGCTCAACAATATTGTCAGCAGAAAGAGTCTGACCAGATTGAAGCTCTGAAATAAAATGAAATGCGTTTTCTTTCCAGACTTCTATATCAAAAAAATTTTCAGATTTTTCCATTTTTGTAAGTCGTTAAATGTGAATGCCTCTTCTTGTGCAGGTGGTGAGTCTATGCTTAAAAGTTGATTCTAACAGTTTGACACAAGATGCCACAGAGTGTTTAATGAGTCAACCTTTATAATATGACTCTCTTAAACATTAACGAATCAATACAATGGCTGAATACGAACAGTATGGACAATTGGTCGCGGTCAAAATTCTGGCGAATGCGGAAACTTAATTATTTCAACGGAACTTTTCGGGCCGATAAAAATGTGGACCATTTCACCGAAAACTCACTGCGCCGTGGTTGTGAAAAAATTGGCATTCCAATTAAAAAACGCATTAAAAAAATCAAATAGAAAGGACGATATGGCACAGGAAATTAGCTCAAAAACGATGAGAAAATGGCGGCTTGACCTGCATAAATCAATAAGAATGACTGGTTTATGGTGGAAGTTGATGATAGTGACTGTACTTGTTGGAGTCGCTTTATTTGCGACCCACCACTTTTGCACAAGCGCCTATTGTTTCATTGCCGCTGGCATTTTTGAAATACTCTCAATGAGAGCCGCTAACAGGGCGTTACAGATCGAGAAGCTACAGCTGAGAGTTGTGAATCATCACCTTATGGAAAGGTTTGAGGATGGATCCAATTAAGCGTGTCCTAAAAAAGGTCCCCAAAAAAAACAAGTACAAAGCCAGGAAGGCGGGGTCACTTTTGTTTCAAGGTCGTATGTTTGACTCAAAGGCCGAAAGGGACCGGGCTGAACAGCTCAAGGTTATGGAAAATGATGGGGATATACAGGACCTGGAACTCCAACCCCAGACCTCATTAACTAGAGCTGAAATAGGCTATAAGCCAGACTTTGCCTACACGGAAAACGGAGTGCGAATCTATGAAGATGTTAAAGGAGTCGAAACTGAAGGGTTCAGAATAAAGGCCAGGCTCTGGAAAAAATATGGGGAAGGCCCATTAAGAATCACAAAACGCAAGGGAACTAAATCACCTTTCACTATAACCAAAACAATTTATGTGGATTAAAGTATCAACTGAACTACGACACTCTCCGAAGCTTTACGCTATCGCGTCACACATGAACGTGACACAAGTCACAGCGTTAGGGGCTGTTTGTCACGCATGGATGTTAGCTGACTCACACGCTAGTGAAAATGGCTTCCTGGAACACCTCACTTTTAGCTCAATAGATGAGATGGTTGGTATCGAAAAACTTGGTGAAGCCATGAATTTAGTCGGCTGGTTAGAAGAAGTTGAGGGTGGTTTGAATTTTATCAATTACACAGAACACAACGGATCTACCGCTAAAAAAAGGTATGAAGATGCTGAAAGGCAAAGAAAGTGCCGGGCTAATAAAAAGGCCAAAGAGAAGGAGGTTGTGACAGGTGTCACAGAAACTTGTGACCAGAGAAGAGAAGAGAAGAATAGAGAAGAGAAGAATAGAGAAGAGGTGGATGGAGGGACAACCTCTCCCAGCCTCCAGCAGGCAATAATTTTTGCTAATGAAAAATTTCCCCTCAAGACAAAACTCAGACCCATTTTAGGTCAAACCGAGGAGTTGACTGAAAAATGGCATTCAGACCGGGAAGCGGAGGGATGGCTAACCAAATTTGGCAACCCAATCAAAAGCTGGAGAGCTGACCTGGAGAATTATGCGGACCGATGGGTAAGGTGGGAGCAGAAGAACCAACCGGGCCAAACCAAAGAAAATTACCTTCAAAAACTTAATTAAATGATTACCGAAGAATCAACCGGGCTTAATGTTGCAGATGAAGCGATCAAAGCCGCTGAACTGAAAGTTCTTGCCTGTTTTGCCAGCGAAGGATCCATGGACGGCAGTTCCAGGACCGGGGATCAAGCCGTGGCCAAGGCCATGGAATTTGTCCCAAATGGAGAATATTTTTCAAACCCCTGGAGAGGAATGCTTTGGGACTTAATCATTGAGCTTCATGGTGAAGGGTCCCCTCTCAGCCTATCATCCCTGGCCATTAAGCTCGGCGATCAAATGCAGAGTTTGCCTTCAGCCGCCTGGGCTGAAATTATGGATGCCACCGACATGAGCGGTGAAGCCTCCGATCACATCGAATACTATGCCGAATCGGTTGCAGACCGACACCTCCACCGCCAAACACGCCAAAAATTGCAGACCCTTTCAGAAGGAGTTGGGAATGGAGATGTTGATCTTGATCAGCTGGAAGAGGGAATCCTATCACTCAAAGAACTCAAGCGCCATCACGCCAGTCAAAACAAAAAGATAGGAACGGTCCTGGATGAAGTTCTCCAGGAACAGATGAAGAATCATAAAAATCCAGGGATTCAGGGAGCAAAGACAGGATTTGAGGCCCTGGACAAGGCGCTAGGAGGGCTTCAGGAACAGGCATTTGTTGTTGTTGGAGCCAGGCCATCAGCAGGAAAAACCGCACTGGCTTGTAATTTTATATCAGGACTCGCCCACCAAAAGCAAAAATCACTCTTCATTTCCTTAGAAATGACCAGGGTTCAGGTGGGCAACAGGCTCATTGCGGAGGCCGCCAGGACAACTTATCAGGTTGCAAGCTTTGAGCAGGCCCCTAACGCGAACGAACACGCCAGGATAGCGAATGCAATTAAACACCTAAAGGACTGGCCGCTGGAAATATATGACCCGCCAACTCAAACCATTTCCCAGGTCTGTTCAAAAATCAGAGAGGCGGGCCGCCAGGGGGTGAAGGTAGTCGTTATCGACTACATTGGACTGATTCGGCCAGAGACAAAAGAGCAAAGAGGAAGCCGTTATTTACTTATTACTGAATGCTCCGCAAAGCTAAAAGCAGCAGCTAGAGCTGCTAATGTGGCAGTGGTCTGTCTTTGCCAGTTGAGGAGAGAGTCTGAGAAAAGCGACAAACCAAAGATGAGCGATCTTAGAGAGTCAGGGCAACTGGAGCAGGACGCTGACGCTATCATTCTAATTCACCGCCCTGAACGGGATGATGAATTAACCCATGAAGACGCTCAACTTATCCTGTCAAAAAACAGAAACGGTCCCACTGGATTTATTGATGTCACCTTCAACCGCAGAACCATGACCTTTAGCGAAGGGCAAATGCAATGACCAAAAATTTTCACACTAAATACTCAAAAAGAAAGCACCTAAAACAATTACGCAGGAACGCCAAAAATCGAAAGGTCCACCTGGGCCTGTTAAAAATGAGGGCCGCCCTAAAGAAAAAGAGTGCTTATGACTTTAGATGAATTTTCAGAGATTAACCCGGACGCACTAACCACGGACGGCATGGACAAAGCTTTTGTTGGTTTTGTTGAACGATCCGGCCAACCCGCCGCCGCTTGTTACGACAGGCAAAAGGTAATCGAGATACTAATCGACCAGGGAATGTCATCGGAAGATGCCGTTGAGTATTTCGAGTTCAATATTAACGGGGCCTACGTGGGAGAATACACCCCCTTTTATCTCACGACATGAAAGGGTTTGTTTCAATATTCTCAGGAGCCTGCCTCCTCGCCATTGTTTTCATTCTTCAGCCCAAGAATCTCCCAGCCGACAATCACAATGAAGGCAAACCGGATGATGGGGGGTTGATCGTTTACCCTCCTCCAACGCCCGAACTGCACATCATAAGATTTGGGGATGACATTATTGTTGAATTTCTTTCCGACTCTAACAATCCCAATGATTTGATGCACCCGGATCCCGAACAGCGAAAACTGCGTCCCATTTGGTACATTTTTGAAGCCCTTGATCCCAACAAGTATGGCCCAAATTCACCGGGATGGGTTCGACCGTTTTTCCCATTAATGGAAAGTCAGTTCAATGAGCTGATTACAATTCAAACCAACACCAATTTTGCCCCAACAGGAATGATAAGAATCATCGCTATGTGGGGAGTGTAAAATGAGTGAAGTAATTATCAGACTGAACCGGGCCGAGAAAGAAATAGCCGCCAAGATGGCACTCATCCGCCAGGTGACTAACAGGAGCCAGGGAACCGTGAACCAAAAGGTGCATGATAAAGACTCCCTTGAGGTGGACCGGGAAGGCTTCGCGGGCGAGCTGGCCTTTTGTAAAATATTTAAACTCTATCCCGACTTTGGAAACACGAGAGCCGATGCCGATGCATACCATCCCATTCTAAAATGGGTGGATGTCAAAACCGCCCCGGAACAACATCACAATCTTCTGGTGCGACAACCAAAGGCAGATCATCCGGCTGACACGTATGCCCTGATGATAGGAACCTGGAAGACAGGAACCTTCAGCTTTATGGGATACGCAACAAGAGAGGATGTTTTTAGAGAGGACAATCTGGTGGATCCAGGTTTTGGAATTTGCCACAGAATCATGCAGAAAGATTTAAGACAATTATGAACGACACAAAACTAACTCACATAATGGTTGATCTGGAAACACTTGGGACCAGACCTGGCAGTGCCATCTTTTCAATTGGAGCCATTAAATTCAAAGACAATAAAATCATTGGCGAATTTCTGGGTAACCCATCTCTTGAGTCTAACATAGATAACGGACTCACTCTTGATCCTCACACCATCAGATGGTGGATGGCCCAGGATGATAAAGCCAGGTCACAGTTTGAAAATGCAACCGGAGAACTCAAAGGTGTGCTTAAAGACTTTTCCACTTGGGCAGGCCCAGCAAAGAACCTGGCAATGTGGGGATGCGGATCTGATTTTGATAACGCGCTCCTGGCGGAAGCCTACAAGCGATGCGAGATGCAAGTGCCTTGGAACTTCTGGAATGGCAGGTGTTATCGCACCATTAAGGAAATGTTCCCCGACATTGAGCCGACCTTTGTAGGGGTTAAGCACAACGCTTTGGATGATGCAATGGCCCAGGCGCACCACCTGATTAAAATATTTAAAGAGCATGGTTTTTCCTAAAGACCCCTTCCCCGTTTCCCTGGCAGTAGGCATTATAGTTATGCTTTTATGGCTACTGTTACGCTAAATGCGAGTCTTTCTTTTATCATTGACTCATGTATCAGATTGTGTCATATTTAAGGGAACTTAAAATTAACTAAAAGACCTATGACAAAATTAATAGACATATACGACCACCTTGATTCTGATAAGCTCATTTACCTGGAGGATATTTTTGAGTACCTCGATGAAACAGAAGTTCATATTATCAGAACCGCTTTAGGGTTCAGTCGAACCAAAAGCACAACTGAAGGATCTTACCTTGTCCAGGGGGATAACCTATCACCTCAACACATCGAAATGCTTTTTTATAGAGCTGAAGGCATCATCGATTCCATCCTACAAAATGGAACACAAAACGATGTTTACATAGCCCTTAAAAATATCTTCCAGATCTTTTTCAATGTGAGAGATGCTGAGAGCCTCACTAGATTTGAACAGGTTGAAGACAATTGGTTACACATCGAAAAGCACGGTGAGGAGAAAGCTATCTGGTCAATAAGCAAAGAGGAACACTGGCTTGAGCGATTCCCGGAGCAGTTCGTTGACGTTGAGGGTTTTTATTATAATTGCGGACACGCAAGATTCACCGGATGGGATCCGATTAAAAACAGACCACTAAAGGAGGAGGTATAAGATGAAGATCGACAAACTAGGATTTATCAGAGACGAGAAAGGGTGCTATGTGTTTCAGGACATTGGAGTGTTTCACTCTCCAGTGAATATAGCCAGCGATCCCCAAACCCTCTTTACAGAACTCCCTACGAGCAGGGAAATTATGGCACGGGTCAAGGAGGTTAACCCTACAAACCCTAAGAAATTTTGTAGGCGTGATTTATGCAACCTAACAAGCAGGAAGGTTCTCAACACCACCAAAGGGACTATCGACTTAGGCAGTATGCCTCTCGAATTTGTTGATTGGACATGGGATGAGGATGTTAAGCCGTACCTTCAAAAAGGTAGCCAGATCGAAGAGAAATGGATGAGCTTTAAAGTTCACGCTCGTTGGACAGTAAGGGAGGAGGCATAAGATGGAAATTATTCAAGAAGCTCAAAGAAAAAGCAGAACAGAGTACACCAGGGAATTTAAGTATTCTAAAGACCATAATTTTGGCTACTCATTCCCATGCGATAGCAAGGGCAACATCCTCTCACTTCGGCCTGCTTCCCAGGAGAACTATGACAAGATCAAACTTGGCCAGGAAGATGTAATTGATGAGGGGGTACACATATCGACATCTTGGTGGACCGAGCCAGCAGTAGGCAAGTGTGAATGTGGGCGCAAAGTCGAACTACATGATCCTCTTGATAACTTTTGCAGTTGTGGCCAGTGCTACAACTCCTCCGGCCAAAGAGTGACTCCTTCAGGCGAGTGTGATGAGCAGGGCAACCCTTACGATTTTGATTATTAACCAATAGCATTATGGAAAAGGAACTAGAAGAAATTTGGGAGGTGATCCACGCCTGGAACCAGCATCTCATTGATATGTTTGGAGGAGAACACAAGATCCCCATGGAGGACCAGGAGAAGCTCGATGACGCGAAGACGGCCATGGCTTGGATCAGAGAAGAATTAGGACTACCAAGTGAAGTGGAAAAAGAAAATGACTGAAAAAATTAAAAAACTGAAAAGGAAACACGCCCGGTATTTCATTGACCGGACCCACAAGGACTATCAGCTAAAGGCCCTGGAGAAGGTTAAGGAAAAGCTTGAAGAGAGCCTTGAGGAGATTAGCGACAGGATTGAGGAAATGACCATCGAAAGGGACAACCTGGAGCATAAGGAAATGAGAGCCGAGGATGCAATCGATGATGCCACCGAGCATCACATCTGGAAATTAAAGATGCTGGACCCATCATTGAAGGTAAAGGCATGGATGAATTAAAAATTATGAAGACACTAGAACAAAAACAAAATAAAATCAGGAGGGGCCTAGACGCTAAGACTTACCGGGCATCAAATGGAGTGAATGCCAGTTCATTTCAATACATCGATCCAGACAGAGACGGCTGTCCTGAGATTTGGAGAGCAGAGAGCGCAGGCCAGGGAGAACCCAGAATTGAAACAACCGCAATGGCAGTCGGGACCGCTCTTCATTCCTATGTCCTGGAGCCAAGCAATTTTTACAACGAGTACGCAGTGCTTACTGAGGAGCAAAAGGAGCGTCTTTACGCGAAAGCCAAAAAGACAGGATCCAAAGCCAAGGGCTTCAGCAGGGCCTTAAGCTCTTTTAAATCTTGGGATGAGGAGCAGAAGGCAAGAGGCATAACAGTCCTCACAGGCCAGGATATGGGCCTTATACAAGGGTTGTGCGATGCTGCTCTAAAGTGCAGGCAGGCTAAAGAGTTTCTGGATGACCCAGACTTCGAGGCAGAGCTGTCAATCTTTGCGGAACTGCCGGACGAGAACGGGAACCTTATCGAATGCAAGGGACGTATAGATGCCTACAGGCCAGGTGAAATAATGGACCTTAAAACCACGGTCAACACATCACCCCTGAAAATTGGTAAGTTCATTGCCAATTACAAGACTTACATCCAGGCGGCCTTCTACCTTGACCTGGCAAAAGAGGCAGGCATAGCAGATGATGACACCAAATTCTCCTGGTGCTTTGTCCAGAAGCAAAGGCCACACATGGCAACCTATTACACCGCCCCGGATAACCTGATTAAATTAGGCCGAAAGCAGTACAGGGAGTTCCTGGGGCAGATCCACGATGGCAGACTTACCGGACACTGGCCCCATCACTCACAGGAAGTGGATCTTCCGCCATATCTTTTAGCCAAACTCTAACCGGATAACTTATAAAAATTATGAATGAAACTAAATTAAACAAATTTGAAGTAAAGTTTTGCGATCTGGCTTTAGATGAAGACGGAGAGAGATATTTTTTGT